CCGGCGAGGTCGCTGGACATCTTGGCGAGGGTCTCTGTGTAGTCAGGGAGTGCGGACATCTTCTCGGTCGGCTCGCCTTCTTCGGACGACTCGGAACCGAGGACGGCTTGCAGGATTGCGATGGCCTGCTTGATCTTGGCCTCATCCGCAGAGGCGTTGCGCTTGCCGATCTTGGCGAGGTCGCCATCGACAGGGGAGGCGAGGGTGAGATCGTCCACAACGTCGGCGGCTGCGGCGTCTTCCGCTACTGCCTCCGCTGCGCCTTCGGGCGAGCCGATCTCGGCGGCCTCCTGGCCCATGAACTTCAGCATGGCGGCCTGCGCCTCCTTGAGTGCGGCGATTTGGTCCGGCTCGACGGTGGCCTCCTTGGACTCGTTCTCGATCAGGAGGTTGATGACGTTGAGTGCCATCCCGGCGCCGGCGGTGTCATCGACTGCGGACTTGGCGAGGTCACCGGACTCGGACATCTTCTCGGCCGGTTCCTCTTCCTTGGCGGGTTCGTCCCACTTCTCGGGTAGGCCGTTCTCCCAGCCCTTCTTCTTGGCGAGGGCCGTGAGCGCGTCTTTGAACTCTTCGAAGCTGTGCGGGCCTTTGTAGCGCCCCCAGGAGGCAACGGCGTCGGCGATCCCGGCCTCATCGGTGACGGGGAACGCCTTCTCGTCGGGGAACACGAAGTCCGTGTCCGGCATCTCTTCGCGCTCGGCGTCGGTTGGGCTGGCCTTTGCCAGTTCGTCGGTCGTTGGTTCGTCCGAAGACTCGACGGCCTCCGGGGTATCGGTGTCCATCTGAGCCTCCGTTGATCGCTTGGCGAGGGTGAGGATCGCATCGGGGTTCGAGGGGCGATCCACGAGTGAGAGTCGCTTCCAGGTGATATCAGTCACGCGGCGGACGGATCGGCCGGCGACCTTTGCCATTTCCCAGGTGTTCTTGGCCCCTTCGATTGACACGCCCTTGTAGACCCCTGCCTCTACCTTCTGGACGGCGAGCGGGTCCACAACGTGCAGCGTGGCGAGTCCGCGGTGTCCGGCATCGTCGAGTAGCAGCTCCACCGTGGTCCCGACTGCGGATGCCTTGTGCATCTCGTTGACCGGCGCCCACTCCATGTAGCCGGGGGCGGCCTTCTTCAGTGCGTCGTAGGTGACGATCTCCCCCTGATCGTCTACCGCCTCGGATGAGACGACGGCCGAGACGAGCAGGGTGCCGTCCGGCTGGCGGGCGACCTTCTCGATTGCGCCGAAGATGCTGATGGACGGCTGGATGGTTTTCATTCGTCAGGCTCCGATACGTCGTCAGGGTTGACTTCGGTTGAGTCGAGGGGAGAGAAGGATCGGCTGCACTGGGGATGGCCGAGCGGGTTGGCGTCGGCCGCGTCCACCGTCCAAGTTGCCCCGTCGGCGGCGGCGCAGATATCGTCGCTGGTCCCGTCGCTGACGAGGACGAACTCGACCCCGGTGTCCTTGTAGCCTGCGAGTGTCCCGCCGTTCTCCGCGAATGCCGTCTCTGTGCGGGAGATCAGATCCGCTTTCCAGTCGGGGTAGGTGTCCCACAGTTCGCTGATTGCGTCGGTCACGTCCTGGCGGGTGACGTTGGGGTTGTCGTAAGCCTCACCGAGTACGGACTTCAGCTTGGCGATCGTCTCCTCTTTGGCAGAGGCGGCGATATCCACGATGAGGTCACCGGCTCGGGCCTTGGCCCATGTTGCCGCGCGGGGGTTGGTCTGTGCGAATGAGGACTCGCCGTCCACCCCTTCGCCACTCGTGACGCTACCGAGGCCCTGAGTCGTCACGTGCTGGACTGCCTTGCCGTAGTTCTGTCCGTACCACTCAATCAGGACCGGCTCGATGTCGGGTCCGAGGGTGCGGAAGTCGCTCTCAAGATCGCCGAACAGTTCCACGTCGGCGCTGATCTTCGTCATGCGGTCCACCCGCGATAGGACAGTGGCTTTCTGGTCACGGTAGAAGCGGGCGAAGATGGCTTTGAGCTTGGCTTGGACGGAGGCGCGGGTAAAGGGCTGGCCGATGCGCCTGCCTTTGCCAGATCGAAGACGGCATGAACGTCAGCGAGAGTCGATGCCTTGGAGAGTGTCAGGCGGACGCCTGAGGCGATATCGGCAGGGATTGCATCGGACACAAACGGAACGCCCGCTTGCTTGCCTGCCTTGATGCTCTTGACGGCCTTGCGCTTCCAGGCGTCAAGGTCCGCGTCGGCACTGCGCTTGGCGACCGATCCGGCGCTCACGTCTTCGGTGAGTTGGCCCGGCTCGGCGCTCGGGGCCGCGGGTGCCATCAGGCTCGGTGATCCGGTGCCGTCGGTGTTGACGCCTGCCATGAGGGTTGTCGTCAAGACTGGCCCGGCTGTCGTCATAACGTAGTTGGACACGCCCGGAGGATCGAGGTCGAGGTCGTTCTCTGCCACGTCATCGACGGATCGGGCGCCCATATCGACGTAGACCTTGGCGGCCTCTGCCTTGGCTACGGAGTCGCCTACGTCTTCCAGCCCAGGGAAGTGGACTTCCAGCTCGGCCCATGCCGGAACCCTGGCGATGATCGCGTCCAGGATGCCTTTGAGGTGGAGTCCGGGGTTCTTGACCGAGCGGCGGAACGAGAGGTCTTGCTGCACTTCGGCGAAACCCTTGCCGCCGAGTCCGCTGCCGGACTTGCTGTACCCGATCTCGGAAGGGGATACGCCGAACGCCCAACAGGTGAGGTAGAGGAGCCATTCCTCGCCTTCGGTTGACGGCTCTTCGGTCATCTTCTGGAACGGGTTCGAGCTGCCCATGCCAGGGACCGGGACCATGCGGGAGCGAGCCTTGTCGTTGCCGGCGAGCAGTTCGTCCAGGTACTCGCGCAGTTCCTTGATCTGCGTCATGTTCCACGACTCAGGAACAGAGAGCAGCCCGGCCGGCATGTTGCCATCGGTGAAGTTGGCAAGGTCGCGCGTCTGCCGACGGAGGGCGCGGTTGGCGGCCATCAGGACCCACTCAATCGGCGGGTGACCGTACGGGCTATCTGAGCGCGGCCAGTAGGGCTGCTGGATGATCTCCTCTGAGGTGTACCAACCCCACGGCACGCCTCGGATCATCTGGACCCATGCGGGCTCCGGTGGGGCAGGGGGCCGGCCGTAGGTGTCGATCAGAGGACGAAGGGTTGTGCCGTCGATCACTTCCAGCGCGTAGAGCGAACCGTCAAGCGTCGGCCGGAGGTAGATCGTTGCGGAGTCGGTCTCGAACAGATCGCCCGCCCATTCAACCAGCCACGGCGCCCACATGTGCTCCTGATCCGGGGAGAGCATGAACCCGGTGCATTCGTTGATGGCGTCTTCTAGGCGGTTGCGCTGATCCTTGCGCTCGGCTCGTGTCATGCCATCGACAGGACGAGGACGGATCTGTGGGATCAGACCGCGCATGTCGTCCTTGCGCTTCTCGATGCAGAGGTTGGCGACGTCGTAGTTGCGGCAGAACGTCCGCAGCGTCTCGAACGTGTACGCCTCGTACGACCGGGGCTTGGTGACGATGTTCGTCCCCGGCATGTAGTCCCAACGTCGAGGTTGTCCCTCTTCGGTGTGGACCGGGGCGACAGGGATGCCAGGACCGAGTACGGCGTTCTGGGATTGGAGGGACTGCACCAGATCGGCCAGGCCCTTGGTTGAGATGGCAGGCTCGCCGACAGGGACAACGCCCTTGGCGAGTTGGTTCGCAAGCCAGATGCGGGGCTTGGCGGCGATCATTCTGCAACCGCCAGCCGCTGAAGCTCGGCTATGAGCTTAGCGGTATACCTCTCTGGCTCTGAGAGGACATCGAGCAGGAGAACCGTAAGCCGCTCGCTCTGCCCTGGCGTCCAGACATCGGCCATCAGGAGCGATCCTGCAAGTTGGTAGAGGGCGGCGTATCGCTTGCGGAGGCTCTTGGCTTTGGGTTTCGACTGACCCCACTCGGCGCGGTACTTCATCGCCGTTCCTCGTTCTCAGTCTCAACCACGATGGACCGGAGTAGGAGCCGATACAGGGAGCCGGGCATCCACCACGGCCGGACGATTGCGACTCGTGCATGGTGGCGGAACTTGACTCCGAGGGCGGTTGCTACCTGCAACGTCTGCCAGTCGGTGAGCAATTCCTTGGTGCGAGAGGCGGCTACGGAAGGGGTCCGAACGTCCCTAGCGTTCAGGTAGCGGCGGGTGACGCTCACGCTGCTGTCTCCTTGGCTTTCTCTCGTGCGGCCCGGAGTCGTTCAATTTCGGACCGATAATACCCCGAAAGTGGGGCGCCTGACACCATTAGTTCGCTAATACCCCAGACCAGAGCGTCCATTCGGTCCGGGGACTTGTCCGTGTCGGGGTTCCAAGACGCCATCTGATCCTCCAACGCCTCGAACGCGCCGACGTGATGCACCACTCCCTGAGCGTACAGAGTGGATATGGGCTCGGCTCGTGTGTGCTTGCCCTGGGTGGCGTGGACGATGCGTACCGGGACGGTCGGGTCAACGGCTCGGATGACTTCGGCGACCATCTCCCCGCCGTTGTTTCCCTCAGCGATGATGCTGTCCGCCTTGTGCTTGTGGTAGGCCACCACGGCGGCGCGTGCCCAGTTGTGCGGGGTGTCGCGGAGGGAGTCGTCTTCCAGGACGTATGCCTGCTGGTCCTTGCCCTTGCCCACTACGACGATGCCGCACTCATCCGCTGACTCGGTAGAGGTTGCAGAGGGATCGACTGCCACGATGATGCGCACCAGATCAGGCGCAGCGATCACTCGGCCGCGTTCGATCAGGTCGCGCGTCCAGAGAGCACCTGGCACGTCGTCGAGGATCTCGCCTTCCAGTTCCTGTCGGCCGAGTGTGGTCCCGCCGTACTTCTGGTACAGCTCTTCGAGGAGTGAGGGATCGAGGTTCGCGGCGTTGTCTCTGGTCCGTAGCAGCGTCTTGACTACCGACGCATCGGCCATGAGCAGCTTGACGAGAGGGTGCCCGCGCTTCGGTGTCCCGGTGGCGATGATCTTGGCCGGCGAGATACGGACGGCGTAGCGGATTGACTCGGCCCATGCCATCTGCCACTTGCGCCAGAGTCCTACCTCGTCTGCCCACAACCCGCGGAGGTTCTTGCCCTGAATGGTTGGAGCGCCGTCGTCTGCGCCGTCTCCGTAGATCACCGATCCGTTGCGGAGTCGCAGGATCAGGGTCGTTTGGTTGTAGGACTGGATGTGTCGGGACTCTCCGCGCTTGATCTCTGCCACGGTGGTCCCGTAGGCCGCCAGGAGGCCGCTAGGGCCTTCAAAGTCCTGCTCCTTGCACTGGGCACTAGTCGGAGCCACAACGCCGTAGTCGCCCGGCTGATCGTCCATCAACTCGCGCAGTGTCTCGGCGCCGGTTCGGGTCTTGCCTGATCCACGTCCGCCACGGACGAACCACGTGCGGTAGTCGTCTGGTTGGATCTGATCGGGTCGGGCTACTTCGCGCCAGGGCTTGGCGGTTGGGCGTTCGTCCTCTACTCGACGTTGGAGCTTCAGCCGTGCCGCTGCGAGGGCTAGGGCTTGGCGTTGTTCGTCGGGAGGGAGGTGGGCGAGCATCAGGCGCAGACGGGGCAAACTGGCCGAACGACGACTAGATGCGCGACAGCCACAACGACCATTCGATCCGCCGGCCTGCCACAGGGGCATTTCGGCACGGAGGGGCGCCGGGTGCCAACGTGGAACATCGCGCGGCTCATCCGTTCCTCAACAGGGCCTCTGCCTCAGCCAAGATGGCCGCCTCATCCAGTCCGGTCTCGTTGGCGAGTCGGCGTGCTTCGCGGTTCAGGTCGACGGTCATGCTCACCCTGTCACGTCGGCCCCAGTGTTCGGGGTCTCGGCGTTCGAGGAAGGTCATCGCGGCCTGCCAGTTGCCTTCAAGGGAGAATGCCACCTTGGCGATCACGGCGACCATCTTCTGTCGCGCCTGCGCCTGCGCCTTTTCTAGCGCGTCTGCAAACTCCAGGTCGGCGGTCGCCCACTCGCGCACTGTGGAGTAGCCCACTCCGGCACCGAGGCAGGAGTCCTTCACTGTGTTGCCGAGTGCTAGGGCCTCTAGGATCACCGCTCTTGTCTCGGGGGTGTTGAGGGAGGGGCGGCCGATGTTGGGGGGCGTGGTGGGCTTCCTAGGGCGTGTAGCAGAACGCTGGGCGGCCGGAGACTGAGGAGGGCGAGGGTCTCCGGCCTTACCAGCGGGTTTCATGCTAGGAGTTGGAGCTGTAGAGGGGGAGCCAGTAGTCAACGCCGGCGACGCTGACCTTGATTACCTTGGCTGCCACTCCACCCGTTGAGACTGCCGCGCTGTTGGCGCCTGTACCAGCGTTGGCGACCATGTTGGTGCTGGCGTTGGTGATGTTCAGCAGGTAGTCAAGTTTGGGGGTGCCAAGGTTGTCGGTGGCGAGGAAGGCGGTTCGGGCCGGGACCGTGGCGGAAGTGCCAAGGTCCGTGTCGGCACGAATGACGGCGAGTGTTCCGCCGGGGTTGGCGCTGGCGTCCATTCCGAGGGTGGCTCGGATGGCGTTGCCGGAGCCGCTCACCTGGCCGGTTCCCTGAATGGACAGGGTGGCGTGTAGACCGTTGACCGTCCCGCCTACCGCTGCGGTGATCCCTGTCAGGACGGTACCGAATGCCCGGATGGCTTCACCCGATGCACTCGCGAACGCGAAGTACAGGCGGGAGTAGATCGTCCGATGGTCACCGGCTGCCTTGGCGTTGGCCCAGAGGCCGAGCCCTACGCCTGTTGCCGGCAGATCGCCGGGGGCGGTGGCTGAGGTGTACCCCGATGCGGCGGACTCGATGGCTGTCACGTCTTCGATCAGGGTGGAGTTGATGGCGTGAGCGACGGCGCCGGTTCCGTTCTGGCCGCGCTCGCACTCCCAAACAAGAGTCTGAGCGCCGCTCTTGCACGCGAAGACTTCGGCGTCGATGGTGAAGTAGAAGGGGACGGCCTTGGTTGAGGCGGCGTTGACAGCGAGCCAACGGTCCCCGGCGCCGATTGCGGCGGTGATTGAGGTTGCCACGTGGTTCTCCTATCGCCCCTCGGAGTTTGTCTAGACCGCGTGATTGTGGACCTACCTATTGCGGGGAGTCAATTCCTCCCGTTGGCGGTTGAGGGGCGGATTATTCCGGGTTTATTCGACGGATACAGCGAAACCCCGACGCGCAGCTCAGTGGACAGTGAGAAGGCGTCGGGGCTTCAGCAGGGAGAGCGTAACTGAGAGGGGGTTACTTGTCTAGCAGCGTGATCGTCACAGCGCACCCGGGCGTCTCGCTGTACATCTTCTCCATCGTGACTCGGGCGACTCGGGCATCGTCCGTCCAGACCCCTGCGATGGTGAGAGCGTCCATGACGGCTCGGAGGAGCTTGTCAATGTCCGGCTTGGTGCGCGAGTAGGTCGGGGCGTTGACTTTGAGGCCCTTGGTGCCGTAGTGAGCCTGCGGACGTGGGAGCCAGAAGGTCACCAGGAGACTCAGGGAGCCATCCAGAGGCACGGAATTGCCGCGGGCGTGCTTGGCAGCCTCTATCACGTCCTGACGCCATGACCGAAGAGTGGAGGGATTGTCGTTGACGATGATCGCCCGCTTGGTGCGGGGATTGACGAACGCCTTCTTGGAGCCTTGCGGGGCGGGGAGCCCTGCCACGTCGAAGTGGAGGATGTAGCCGTCCGTGATTGAGGGAGCGGGTTCGGGCCAGAGAGGATCGGTCATGGGACCAATGCCCACATGCAAACGAGTAGCACGGTGTCGGTGATGAGGCGTCCCAGAGGGTACGTCCACCGCTCACCCGCCCGCCCGCTCCGATAAAGGCCCGTAGCCGTCACGGCAATCAGGTGGAGCGTTACCGCCCACCAGGCAATCATCTTGATCATGGTCGGCGCCATTCCGTCTTCGGGCACCGCTGGCACTCGCGGAACTCCTCAACCGGGCCGACGTTGAACGTCCCTCGACCGTGTACGGCGAGCATGAACGGGGATGGCTCCCAGTCTCCCCAGTCGTGTCCGATGATCAGGCAGATCAGGCGGCGCCGGCCGCGTCGGAGCTTGCCCATCCTGCTCATTTGGGTTCGTCCATTTCGTCTCCTTTGGTTGAGGTGCGGGCCGAGCGTCCACTTGCCCGGCCCGCGTTGGTTAGTTGC